GCGTTGTTATACTCAGTGCTATACTTGGTGAGGACTTTAGTGAAACGCACCTCAGATGGGTTATATTTTGGGGCGTCACGAAATGTATCGTGGTACAGCTTGTTATTGCAGAAAGTTTTAATCAGTGAACTCATCTCGTTGAACTGCCATATCTGTTTCTGGAACGTCACACGGTCAACATAGTCCGCGTAGCAGATGTTGTCTAGTGCACGTAAGTAGAAAGGGAATGCTCGATTATCTGGCAACTTCGTCAGAACATCCACAACGTTCTCGTGCCATAGCAGTCCTACAATCGTACGGTCTGTCTCGTTCAACGCAGTCGTGTGCTCTGACATATCTGCATGTCTATTCAGGAGTCTTTTTGTGATGTCTTTTGTGTCTTCGTTGTATGATTTCGGATTGAAGATCGCCTGGACCGACCCACCACTTAGTAAACCTGGGCATCGCGCATAGATTCCCTGCAACGATGACAACTTCCGTAAATCACCTTGTAGGTAGGCAGCTGCGTTCTCTACTAATTTGCTGTCCAGGCCAGGCATCGTACTGTTAATGATACCCTTGACCTGTTGCGCGGTTGGTGTCTTCAATTCTATCGGGGTACATACTTTCATCAGTTCCTTGATCTTCTTATCTACGTGGTAGTTGCTGATGCAGATGACCGGGTTGCTCGTCGACTCCTCTGCTTTCTGTTTCTTCGTCTTTTTTGGACGGATCAGTTTGATCAACGAATTGATTCCCCCTTTGTCGCCATTGTTCATTCCATCAATTTCATCCATCACGACTGCAATTGGTTTGGGTTCCGCGTGGAACATGCTGATCACGTTACGATTCGCCATATTATGTTTCGTGATCGTCTCGATCACACTCTTGTTGCGGATATCTCCGGCGTCGTAATAAACAACGTCGTATCCGAGATCCGCTAATACGCGCTTCACAAATCGTGTCTTTCCTGTACCAGGGGCGCCGTATATGTATATCCCTCGTTTTTGTAGTAGGTCCCCACTATTTGTATTGAACGATATCAACGCCTCCCGCATTTTGAGTGCAGCGTTCTCTCTACCGAGAAGTGACGAGTAGTCTATGCTGTCCATTGGTTCTTGGTATACTTGACCCCATCCCTTTTATGCCAGTTTGTTCCCAGTGTCTCTCCTGCAATTGATCTTATGAGCGAAACACAACTGGTAGCACCAGAATTTGACGCGAAGGCGTACACGAAGTGGAGATAGTCACAATATGTTGCACCATTGTACCTGTATTTCCTGTGTTTGGACCACTCTCCTATCCGCTCTCGTATTACATGCCCGAATACAAAGGTATGATCATTTCTGATTATATCGCGGATGTAGGCGTCCTTAAGATGGTCTGGCACCATTCCCCAGACAAGGTGATGATTCTTGATATAGCTGGTTCTCTCCAGCCAGAGAGTGGTTTCTGGTGGGAGATACGACCTAATAATGTCCACAAGTTCCCTTGGTAACAGATTCATCATTTCCAGCATGCTCAATTGTCGCGCCTTCTCCATCTTGTAGTATCTTGAGATTTGATGTTGATACTGTTGATGCATATGAAGTCAGTATCATCATTTAGGACGATGAGCAAGGATTGCTGGCATTCGTCACACCGTCCCACGTAAGGTTGCATTGTCTTGCCCACTTATATTTGTGGCACAGTCCATCCGAACCTGTCCAGAACGCACCTGAGAAGTCCATCGACTTCGTATCGCAACTGCCTAGACTCTTAGAGTTAACACAGTTATTGGCGTTGCCTTGAGACATGTCCAACCAGTAGTCTGGGCAATCAGCAATAACTGGTGGGAAAACAGCGTTCTTCTTGTTGTTGTAGAGAGAAACCCCAATGAAAATCAGCGCGAGCACTAATAGCATCGCTGCCACTGTAATCACTATGTTCTGGAATGATCCCATTGCACTATATGTTACTTGGAGAATATTTTCTACTTGCTTAGTATAATGAACTCGCACACAAACGGAAGGGTGAACATTATGACACCAGATATCGGCACGGTATTCGCGATGCAAGACAGGATTCCCGTTGGTGTCAATGACGTAGACTATCGTGGCGCAATGACTGGGAACTGGTACGATACAGCTCTCTCTGATGCATTCTTCAGTGGACGCAATGTTCAGATCATCCAGAACGGAATACGTGCTGGTGTGTACCAACGCTCGAATGGTCAATACGTTGTTGGGGAGCAGAACCGTGATGAGCTTCTGATAGTAATGCGCAGCGTGTTCCTCCAGTATTCCAAAAACCTGCCAAATGAGATTAGGAAGCAGATTGAACGTCTCAATAAGCTTGTACTTGACTACGCGATTGGCCAAGTTTATGGTGAGGCCCAAGGGTACATGAAGTACAAGTACGACGCCAGTAACATGTATGAACCCATCGCCAGACCCGCTATGTCTACTACCAACGATAAGCAGTTGCTTCTCAAGAAGTGGTTCTAAGTATCTGATACTGCTGGAATACTACGGCAATATCACGTAATAAGAAATTCAGTAGGTTTAGATGTGCTTGTACAGTCAGTTTACAATCCTGTCAGCCCCCTTTCGAGGTCTCTGCTAATTGGGTTCAAACGTTGCGGCCTATCGGTCGCGCTTCGGCTCTCCTCCTTCGCACACGCGTAACACATGTATCCCATCGCGAACACTAGAATCACTACACCGGCACCTGTGCTCACTACCCAGATCAACAGCATTAGGTAGACCGCACGCGTATTCAGCTCGTCGACAGCACATGGTCTGCTCAATTCTACCGCGCCCCAGATAGCGACGCCGATGACGATGAGCAGATTGCACAGTGCACCAGCCATGTTGCTGTCCTCGTCGCTCTTCTTTGAACCAATGAAGGCGTTCAAAGCACTCAGGCCGCTTAGGGCACAACACGTGCAGAGACACGGCCACAAGACGCTAGCATGGCACTCATCCACGATTGATGAGTTGGATTCTTTCACAAGCGCGGCCACAGCGAACCCGAACCACACTGCATTGAGTGCGAACCCGACGACCTTGAAGCACGTGCTCATAATGAATACCTTGCACTCATCGTCTATCGCTTGTGCTGCATGGCTACCGTCTGTTGGTTGCAATGAGATGGTGGAGAACGTCGTTTCCTCCGAGTTGGCAAGTGCCGTGTGTTTCGCAATGGGTGTTGTGTTACCGTTGTTGCTTTGTGTGCCCATAGTACGCTCTGATATGTCTAACAGTTTGCGTATTTTGGCGATACGAACCACAGTTTCAGTTTTCTGGTCTATTGTTAACCTAGCAGATTAGAATATCGCCAATAAAAAATTGGTCATCGCTAGGATCTGGCGTTCTACTTCTTCGCGACAACGCGCTTCTTTTTGGCTGCTATCTTCAATGGCTTCTCGGTTGCATCGAGCCTTGCGCGTTCTGATGTGTATGCTTCGTATGCGTCTGATAGTTCATCTAACTCCATAGTCCACATCTGCGTCTCGGTTGTCCCTTGCAGTTCTGCGAGTTCTGATAGCTTCGTGTCTCTTTCAGATATCAGGCGCTCTACGTTCTCGTGGGTTACGGAGTTCATAGGCATCTTGACAAGGTACGAGTACGTGTCGTCATCGTCGATCATGTCGTAGCTCATTTCCGATAACATTGCGCTGACTTCGGCGTTCTTCTTGCCTCGCAGGTCGATAGTGCCATCGAGGACTGCTGTTATGAAGCGGGCTTTGTTGCTCAGCTTCGTCGCATCATGATCCAACTCCTTGAGCAAGTACTGTTTTCTCGCGACATATACGCTGTTTCTTACACGAAGGTATGCGTCGATTATCTCTTCTGGACTCTCGAACTTCCTTAGCTTCTCCGTCTCATCGAACATATGCATGTTGGTTGTCGTCTGTGTCGTATACAGCTTCAGTGCTTTCTCGAGACCACTGCAGCCATAATCACCAGCAGCTGACTGCAGCTTCGCAAGCTGTCCTGGACCAAATGTGATCGTGATATCGACTAACCGGTCTGTGCTCATATCAACGTAGTCCTTGACGACGCCCTTGCTCTTCGCATCTCCTTCGATCAGCTTCTCGAGGAATGCCTTGTAGTCGTCTGTCCATGTACCAACAGGCAGCTCCGTGACTCTCACTGTCTTGGCATCGAGAACTTCGTGGCAGCCTTTGATCAGGTTGCGTTGGTCTTCGACCTTCGTGATCGTGCCTTTGAACCCTTCGTAGTGGAGGCCAATTTCAATACCAGATGTATCTTGGTCGGCTAGTTTCGCACGCATGTACGCGCTAATAGCCACCGGGTCGAAGCAAGGTATGTCGGTGCTGAAGCCTGTGCCGATACCCTTGCTGCCATTTACCAGAACCATCGGCAGGGTCGGCGCATACCAGACAGGCTCCACTGGTGTGCCATCATCGTCAAGATACTTGAGCACCTTGTCATCTGCTTCTGGGAACAGCACTCTTGTAAGTGGGCTGAGTTGAGTGAAGATGTATCTTTCAGATGCCGAGTCGCTGCCACCCTGGAGTCGGGTACCGAACTGGCCGTTTGGTACGAACAAGTTGATGTTGTTGGAACCCACATAGTCCTGGGCCATGTTCACGATCGCACCATTTAGACTCTGTTCGCCGTGATGGTATGCGCTATGCTCTGATACATATCCAGAGAACTGCGCGACTTTGATCTCGCTTGTTAGCCTACGTTTGAACGCTGCATACAGGATTTTGCGCTGGCTGGTCTTGAGGCCATCCATCAAGTTCGGAATCGATCTGTCGCAGTCGTATTTCGAGAAGTGGATCATCTCGCGTCCAACGAACTCCTGATAGCTTACTTCCTCTTTCGTCGTATCCATGTAGAGTCCACGATCATATCCTTCCAGCCAGGTCTTCCGGTCGCCGGCGCGCTTCTTGTTGAAGACCATATCGATGGTGTCACGACATACTTCTCCTGAGCTAGTGAACGTGACCACCTTCTTCCGCTCGAAGTACTCCTTGAACTCTTTCGCAGTACTCGTACCTAGACCCTTGTAATACTTGATCTTCCACCCGCGTTGGTCGTTCGTCGCCTTCCACTCTTCATACTCGCCATCATTGTAGAACGTGAGCTCCTGTGTTCCCTTCTTCGCTTTCAGGATCGGCGTGTTCATGAACCCGATGAATCCTGGCACAGCTAGGAGCGACCCCCACTCTGAGTCGAACATATTGATGCAGAGACCCTTGATGTGAGTTCCATCCAGATCCTGGTCGGTTAGGAACAAGACTCGCCCATAGCGGAGCTTGTCCCGCGCTGCAGGTGCAGCGTAGCTCTTGCCAGTTTCCAGCCCAAGAATCTGCTTGATCTCGCTGATCTCCTTGTTTGTACCAACCTTCTTAGGCGCTTCACCTCGCACATTCATCAGCTTGCCCCTGAGTGGGTATACGCCGATTGTTCGGCGGTCCTCTTTCGAGAGTCCTGACACAACGCCTGCCTTGGCTGAATCTCCCTCTACTAGTAGGAGAGTGCACTCGCCACTTCTGGCAGTCCCTGCATCGTTCGCATCTACCAGCTTGTGAATTCCCCGCACAGTACGAGTCTTCGATCCATCGGTCTTCTTCGCTTCCTTACTTTCCTTGACTTCAGTGAGTGCGCACGCCGCATCCATCACACCAAGTTTCGCCACCTTCTCGATGAACTTCTCGCTGACATCGCAGCTTGATCCGAATTTCGAGCTAGGTGTGGTCATATAGTCTTTCGTCTGACTGTCGAAGGTTGGGTTCTCGACGTCGCACCTCACGAACAGCATCAGCTGTTCCTTGATCGTACTCGGCTTGACGTCCACTTTCTTTTTCTTGTTGATGTAGGTTGCAAGTTTGCGCACAATTTGTCCCAGTAGGTAGTCCACATGCTTGCCTCCCTTGCTGGTGAAGATGCCATTCACGAAGGACACTTGGGTGAATTCCTCCTTCGGAGCCATACAAACCGCGTATTCCCATCTGTCGTTCGCCTCCTCGTGAACACGCTTCGTGTCGCCCTTGCCACCGATGTACAGGTCAATGTATTGACTGAACTGCTTGACCGCCAGCTGCTGGCCGTTCAGCTTCACCTTCACGCTCTTGTCAGTGACTGCCGCGATATCGTACACACGGCGCCTGAACAGGTCGAGCATATCTGGGCTGAATCCATCGATTCCTAGCCTCTGGAAGTCGGGTCTGAATGTGACTTGTGTGTATGGCTTGGACTTGCATTTTGTGATCTTTGGAGTTCCGACTACAGACAGATTGTCGCCGAACTCCTGCACGTATTTCAATCCACGGACGTGGTCCACAGTCTCGATCTTGCCCCACTTCGACCAGATGAGCACGAGCTTGAATCCGAAGCCGTTCTTACCACCTACAATTCGCTTCTCAGTCTTGCTGTAGTTGGTTGATGTTCTCAGATGCCCGAAGATCATCTCTGGAATCCAGATGTCGTGCTCAGGGTGCTTCGCGACGTCAATGCCATTGCCGTCGTTGTACATCGTCACTGTGCCATCTTCGGCAATCTCGAACTCAATCTTGGTCACCGGAAGCGCATTGTCTCTGCCGGCATGTACCGCCTGGGCCTGCCTCACTTGGTGGTCTCGGCAGTTGACTGCGCCTTCATCGAACAGCTTGTAGAGGCCTGGGATGATCTGGATGTCTTTTGCGATGATCTGTTGTTGTTCCTCATTCCATACATATGTACTGTAGTCGGTCTGCTCCATCGAGCCTGTATATGTGTCCGGATTGTCAAGCACATGCTGCTTGTCGGATTTCTTCTGGTATTTAGTCGCGAGAGTGTTGCTTTCAGCCATTGTGTCAGTCCTGGGTTGATGACATAAATTCATTCTTCTAAGTTGTTTCAATTTTGCTCGTAACCGGGACGTGGCAGCACCTGTACGCAAAAAAAACATATTTCGTAAGTGTATAATGTCCTTCCAGCCGTTAAATAACGCCGATTTCGAACAAGCGATAAAGTACTATTTTGGTGAAAGTACAACTCTACCTACTGGAACCAATGCAAGTGCGAGCACCGTTGGTGAGTATAATAATCCAACTACTGCGAGTGCTATTGGCAATTGGGATTTAGCGAATGTAACAAGTATTGCAAGTGCATTCAATGTAGATGTTCACCCGAACAGTGCGGGATTCAATGAGGACATCAGCTCCTGGGTTGTCACGACTGTTACGAATATGAACAGTCTGTTCAAGGGGCAGACTTCTTTCGACCAGGACATCTCCGGCTGGACCACAAGTAATGTTACGGATATGGGATCGATGTTCGATGGTTGTAAAGCTTTCAATCTTGGTCAGGCCTCGGGCGTTGTTATCAGTTGGCAATGGGACGTCGCTTCAGTGACAGATATGAGTTTTATGTTTCATAACGCACTAAACTTCAATCAAAACATAAGTAGTTGGTATGTCAATTCAGTAACTAGTATGAAAGGCATGTTCAAGTGGGGACAATCCTTCAATAGTGATTTAAGTTTATGGGACGTTTCCAACGTTGAAGATATGAGCTCTATGTTCTACGGCTGTCTGGTTTTCGACCGGGACATCTCCGGCTGGATCACTACGAACGTGACGGACATGAGTTTTATGTTTTTTAGCGCACTAAACTTCAATCAAAACATAGGTAGTTGGTATGTCGATTCAGTAACTAGTATGAGAAGCATGTTCGCTCGCTGTACCTTTTTCAATCAAGACATAGGTAGTTGGAACACAGGTATGGTGACGGATATGTTTCAAATGTTCTATTTTGCATTAGCTTTCAATCTTGGTCAACCAAGTGGTGCACTTTGGACCTGGACCACTTCGAATGTGACGAACATGGGTCAGATGTTCAGTGAAGCACAGAGTTTTAATCAAGATATCAGTGGTTGGGACACGTCGAATGTGGAAAGTATGCAAGGGATGTTTGATTGCGGCACAAACAGCCAGAGTACTTTCAATCTTGGTCAACCAAGTGGTGCACCTGTTCTATATTCTTGGCCCTGGAATGTCTCGAAGGTGACGGACATGAGTTTTATGTTCCGTTCCGCACTAAACTTCAATCAAGATATCAGTAGTTGGAAAGTCTCTTCAGTAACTAATATGCAAGGGATGTTTACATCCACTGCATTTTTTAGCCAAGACATAAGTGGGTGGGATGTTTCCAAGGTTGAAAATATGGACTCTATGTTCTTTGGCGCATTAGTATTCGACCAAAATATTCGTGGCTGGGATGTCCTAGCACTGACTGATCTAACCCATATGTTTGGAGGTGCTACAGCAATGATTGCTAGATATGGCACGACAAGTAGTCCTGATTACACGATTTACTTCGGAACATCACAAAATCAATATACTCCATCTGTGAACTTCTTTCAACGGATTCCAACACCACACATATTTGAAGGGTTCTCAGTTATGCCGAACAAAACGCCATACACGCCGAATGGTACGTTCGCTATGGCGCGGCTTACCGCAACGCGTGCGATGCTTTCTAGTGGCACTCCATACAAGCAGTACAAGACGCAGAACCTGGGCGGTACCGACAGTGTACTTCTGCGTCGCAAGTCGAAGGCGGCACTAGGTGACGCCACCATAACCAACGCGTCAGGTGTAACCATAATACCGAACTTTGAACGCGCTGATCCTAACACCGTAAACTCTTCATTAGCTAGAGCGCGGAACATTGGTGGTGCAGTTCCTAGAAGAGTGACAATGAACTGGCTGTAAGCGAACTGTACGAGAGATTCTACGTGTTTATGCAACATAGAACTTCTCCATCTACTGTAAGACTATGGTGTTCACTCCTGCAGATAGATCAACCCTTATGAATGGGATAGCATATTACTTCGGAGACACAGGTGCAGGTCAGCCGACTGGCTATGACGATGCGATTGATGGATTGTACTCTAACTCTGCGACACGCGCTTTGATAAACAACTGGAATGTGTCCAATGTAGAAAGTTTTGAGGGCATATTCGCTCCTTCATATTACTCAGGTGGCAACACTGCCGCCCGTCAAGCGTTCAATGAAAATCTCTCTGACTGGGGTAATCAGTTGTCTAATGCAACAAGCTTGTATAGGATGTTCTATGGCTGCACGAGTTATACAGGTCTTGGTATCAGCGGTTGGGACGTGTCCAATGTGCAGAACATGTCAGACGTTTTCAGAGATTGTCAGAGCTTTGATGCAGATATAGGTGGATGGGACGTTAGTCTTGTCACGAACTTCACCGGGATGTTTTACGGTGCCGTTACGTTTGATCAAGACATCAGTTCTTGGAATGTATCTAATGCACTAACACTGGATGCGATGTTCAAGGGTGCATCAGCATTCGATCAAGATATTGGCAACTGGGACATAAGTACCGTGGCTTTGTTGTCGGGAACATTCTATGGTGCTACGTCATTCAACCAAGATATCTCGCAATGGAATGTGATGAATGTGACGACCATGTACCAGATGTTTCGCGATGCGACGGCTTTTAATCAAGACATTGGTGGATGGGACGTGTCAAATGTGGTAGAAGACCCTGGAAATCCGAACAGTGCGTTCGTTTATATGTTTAACGGAGCAACCGCTTTTAACTGTAATGGAGGCACGCTCAAGTACTGGCAGGCTAGCGCTAGTGCTACATTTACTGATATGTTCAACGGAGCGACGGCAATGGACGCCATATATGGTCCTTCAGGCACTTCGCCAGACAGTAACTACAGCAGCACACCAAGCCCAGGATTCTTTGGGTCGTCTAACTGGCAGCCTTCAAGCTTGTCAGAGCTCTTGGATGGTATTGCATACTACCTTGGTGATACAGGTTCGACTCAACCATCTGGATACACTCCATACATCAACCTATGGAATATCAGCTCTATCACAAGTTTGGACAACGCATTCTCTAACAGGACTACATTCAACGATAATATTGCAAGTTGGGACACTTCAAACGTAACTCAATTTACATATACATTTTACCTGGCTGAATCATTTGCTAGATCAGTTGGATTTTGGGATATGTCAAGTGCGACATCATTAGAAGGGATGTTTAAAGGCGCAGTCGTTTTCAACAGCGCTCTTAATAGCTGGAACATACTCAATGTGACGAATATGGAGGCCACTTTCTACAATTGTTCCGCGTTCAATGCGGGAAATCCGCCTGGAGCCGGTGTTCAGTGGGTGTGTTACACACCGAAAGTTAACACTATGTACCAGACATTCTATGGTTGCTCTTCGTTCAACCAGGACATTGGTGATTGGGACACGTCCGAAGTTACCACTATGTACCAGACGTTCTATGGTTGCTCTGCGTTCAACCAGAACAATAGTAATTGGGACACGTCCAAAGTTGAGATTCTGTCCGAGACATTCTATGGTTGCTCTGCGTTCAATATGGCCGCTGGGCCTGGGAATGCCGGAAACAGTATGTCGTGGGACACCAGCAAAGTTACTACTATGTACCAGACATTCTATGGTTGCTCTGCGTTCAACAGCGGCCTCTCTTGGAACACCAGCGAAGTAACGACGATGGCAGGGATGTTCGGTGAAGCATCGACTTTCAACCAGGACATCAGTAGCTGGGTCACGTCGAAAGTCGAGTCTATGGCAAATATGTTCGATTGCGCTGTATCCAGTCAGAGTACTTTCAACTTAGGTTATGCGCCAGGAGTAAGCTCAGGATCGGCGTGGAGTTGGGACACGTCAAGTGTGAAAGATATGAGCTATATGTTTAGAAAAGCGTTCGCGTTCAATCAAGACGTCGGCGCGTGGGACACCGGGAATGTCACAGACATGTACTCTACTTTTTCTGATAATCAGTCGCTTAACCAGGATATCACTGGTTGGAACGTCCAGAAGGTTTTGAGTATGCATTCGATGTTTTTCAATGCCTACGCCTTCAATCAGAACATCCGAGTATGGCAAGTCCAGCAATCCGTAGAACTCACACATATGTTTGGAAATGCAACCGCTATGATCGCCACGTATGGTACGGCAACATCACCAAGTTACACACCAGAATTCGGAACGTCGTCCAATCAGTATACTCCGTCAGTAGCATTCTTCGTCCCCATACCACCACCTGTCCCACCACCACCACCTGTCCCACCACCACCACCTGTCCCACCACCACCACCTGTCCCGCCACATCATCAATCTGAGAATCATAGTCATAGATGTAATACACGCTATCCAAGATCTTGTACACCTGCATGGACTACAGAGAAGAAGGCACAGTTCTTTGCAGGAACTAACAATCAGATGGGTTTTGCGGTCACTGACTGGGCCATAATGTCCAGAATGGTACAGACTGCACGGTTCCAACAAGGGTCGCGCACTGCCTTCGCAAACGAAACATTGAACGCGTTTGGGAGGTGGCCGGGTGCTCCAGGAGGATCTGGCTCAGCGCCCAGGAATACGTTCAACTGAGCCATCTATGTTAAGCCGTTTTTTTCTCTCCAAAGGTTATAATGAAGCGCCACCAGAAGCAAGCAGACGGGTTCTACCACATCGGCGGACAAAAGTTCGAGGAGCTTGAGGGCTCCAGGGCTAAAGTCTGGCACGGAACTGCATACAAGACCGCAGGCGGCCTTACCAAGGCTCACCTTATGATGAACAAGCACGGACGTATCGTATCCAAGAGCAAGCACGCCACCGCCAAGCGCGAGAAGCGCCTTGAGAAGGCAGGCTACAAGCCGAAGAAGGGTAAGTTCGTTGCAATGAAGAAGAGCATGCGCGCTAAGTCCGCTTCTTCCTCATCCAAGAAGTCTAGAAAGACCCGCAAGGCTCGCAAATAAGCATTCTACTTGATGCATGAATTTTAGTTCGATAACTGAAGCCGTTAACTATCAGATATCGAACAGAAAACTTACCTGTTTTCTGGTGCGCGTCGTTGATCCGTTGCCTGCCTTCGTCCTAGCGGTCGTACCTCTCGTACCATATTTCTGCCCAGTCTACTGCGGTGAGGGGCTCTTCGTCGCCCTCGTCATAGCCTCCATAGTAGTCCTCGATGTCATCTTCGTCGTCAGTTCCGCGGTGTACGAGTGGATCTATGGTCCAGTCCTCGCGTGCATCGTCTGCACGACTTGCCGCATATACTTCGTCGGCCATGCGCTCCATCAGCTGCTCCTCGCGTAGGTCAATAGTCGCGTACGCGGTCATAAGCTGACGGTCTAGCCCGGGATATGGCCAGAACGCCACGATGTCGCCGAGGATGTGGGCATGGCGTGAGTAGAACTCTTCGTATAGGGTCTGGTCGTTCGTGAGGCTGTTCCAGGCTGCGTTCTCCTCGTTGATGGCATCGTCGATATTGGCTATGGCATCTTCCTCGGCCAGCAACCGCTCCTTCACCGCCATCTCGAAAACGCCTCTCGCGACGGTCACGCGACCGTCCAGCATGGACGCGGTCCGGGTGATGTCGTCTATCCGTTTTCCGGCAGCGTATCTGGCTCTTTCCCTCAGCGCCTCCACTCGCCGGTCGTGTTCGTGCATCGAGGCGACCCAATCGCTGATCACCCCCATTAGGTCAGTAGGCATTCTCTGCCATCTCGGGAGCGCGTCGTGGAGCACATCTGCGTGTCTTGTGTCGATAGTTGAAGTCATTCTTGATCGTTTGTATCTCAGTCGGAAGTTGAAGTACTGTGTTGTGGAAAAAGTGGATCAATTTTCCAAAAACTTCCGCCCTGAAGTCCTGCACGCAGTGACCGACTCACAAACAAACTAACTGGGTGTGTAAAATCAAGAGCAGTCAAAAGTACGCAAATTTCCTAAGTCATAATGAGAAGCTGATCTGCATGTCGCGACTTTCTACCAACTGCACCAAATACAAAAGAAAGAATTCCAAGTTCGAAACAAAACCGAGTATACAAAGGCACAACATGTCTCTACACAATATACTTCATGAGCTTGATATCAATACAGCCACTGCTAGGGAGGATGAAATGTGGGACTTCTACGTGAACGCAGTTGCAGATCACAACGCCTACTACGACACAGTGGAGCATCTATTCGTCGAACCGGATAACTCGATGTACTGGATGAAGCCGAAGAGGGAGGAGCTAGTTCCGCGCAGCTACATCAACGACATCGCGCAGGACCCGTGGTGATCGGCGCGCAGAAGATTGCTGGGCGGCGGCAGGTAAGCCATAAATTTCTCTCTGACATCTCGCTGACAACGCCGCCAGTGTGGTCGTGTTTGTCCCGCTATACGAATATTATGCTTCAAGATCAATAGACCGTGCGTCTATCACACGCTCCAAGTTGTGGGGTCGATGTCGCCGAGTTCGTTTACCTTATCGCCTAGAACATCTGTAAGGATTTTCTCGAAACAGCGCTTACTCATACGGAGGTCACTTTCCTTAACAGCATATTGTGCATATCCAGAATACAGAGACGCAAACCCCGATCCGGCGGCGCGACATACCTCAACAAACGCTTCCACATCAGCAAGCTTGTCCCATAGCGCACATTTGACTCCACAGATGTATTTTCTCTCCTCTATCACCACATCAGGGTAGCTATGGTGAATCAACTCAGACACGACCTCGTGACTCAAACGGTCGCTTGTCCGTGAAGTTGGAGAACGTGAGAACAAGGCTAGGACCTCGTCTATCTCAAGCTCGACAGCGGATGGATCCTCGGACATGTTTTTGTCCCAGAACTCGATGAACCTGGATACTTCAGGCAGGTAGGTGCTAGTTACGTCCGTGTATCGCTCTGTTGTAGCGTCGTATGTAAGCTTTGCTTTGAAAAGAGAACTAAGCTTGTCGTGAAACATGACATTAGGCACGTTCACATCATCGAGGAACTTCTTCCAGATGAAGAACATACTCTTGCTGGTAATGCTACCTCCATTGCACACTGAGACCGTGCGGCGTAAGAAGTCATCCACAACATCTTCTGGAGTTTTGTCCTTAACGTAGAAGCAGAGGTCGCGGAGCCCAGCGTCAGATACGCTAGTAAGAAAACCGTCTGCTGATTCGTATCTCTGTGAGTAGTGGACCGCAACACAGAGGACGTCCATTATGTGGCGCGACAGATCTAGAGTGACACGGTACGGTTGGTGGTTCTGTGATGTCCGGAAGAAGCGGCACATGTTGTAGTCATGATCGTGATACTTCAATTTGAAGCTTGTGAGGGCGTTAGCGCTGCCAAAATAGGCATAATGCGCCTGCTCTATCTCGGCCACTAACTCCCTCAACTTTGGGTGTATGATGTAAATCAGCGACCTAGCGCCGCGTAGGCAGTCACCAACCGCCGTGAGGAAGTGTTTCGCTCCATTACGGGTCGCAAAACATTCTGGCCACAGCTTATCGAGGACTGACTGGATCGTAGCTGACTCCGGTGTCTCTCCAATCGGAGATCTATCTCGGATGCGTTTGATAATACTGTTCTTCACTTTATGCTTCCAAGGCACAAGAGTCTGTTCGGACGTGATCATAGTAAGAATCTGGTGCGTGATATCATCTTCACTGTATCCCTTGAAGTGAACACCGTCATAGTGCACGAATAACTCTGGTCTCTGACAGAAGTAGTATCTATTCCTAGAGAGAAAACGCTCACTGAAAGCGTCTTCGTCAGCAAGGAGACGCTCGCGTCTGTGGGTTCGTTCTGTATGCGTCTCCATCGCCTGTGATAATGCTGACGGCAAAAGGCGCATAATGTATGTATCGAGGCGTTGCAGTACGTATTCATCATTCGCGTACAAGCTATGTAGCTCTTTCAGTTTCTCGATCTGGTGATCCATTGTCGTGTGACACATGAACGTGTGTCGTGTCTATACCCTTTACCTTAACTTCTCCATATAGCTTATGCACAGTTCGATAACAGTCTCTCAGCTTATAGATGAATCACTAACAGGAGACCTTATACTGTTCAACTCCCGCGATACCTGGTACGCTCCCGTGATAGAGTACTTCACCAACAGTAAGTTTAGTCACGTCGGAATGGTTGTGAAAGGTGTGAAGGTAGATGGACGGAGTGTCGATATGTGCATGCTTGAATCTAAGAGAGAACCATACCCAGACGCAGTTGATGGAAGATATATATTCGGTGTGAGAGCATCCCCATTATCAAAAGTGTTCGAGGGCTACGAGCCTGGGAGGGATGGTTATATCTACTACAGGCGGCTCACGTGCAAGCGCACTGAAGGCTTCTACGAACAATTGAGCACTGTGATAAATGGAGTATATGGAGACTGTTATGACCTGCTTCCTCAGGATTGGCTCCGAAGTGCTTTCGGTGTCGATATTGGAGAGACACAGCGAACCGGTACATTTTGGTGTTCGGCACTTGTAGCGTATGTGTATGACAAACTTGGGTTCGTGGACATGGGAACACCTTGGATGTTAATACAGCCAACACAATTCAGTTACTACGAAGGACGCCAGCTGTCATTCAAAGACATCGAACTAGAACCAGAGCTGGTGGTGACGAAGTAAGATTTTCGTAGTCAAGTTATGAACGCACATAAGCAATTTAAAGCGGTGGAGGAGTGATAGTAGTATAGACATGGCTGCTTTCAATCCAAATAAGAACATCTTGACAATCCAAACGGTGCAAATCGCACCATTTAGGACATTGATGACTGCTCTCAAAGATATTTTACTTGAGACCAACATCACATTCACTCCAAGCGGTATCAAAATCATCAACATGGACAAATCTCACACGATCCTAGCACACTTGTCTTTGAAGGCAGATAGGTTCGAAGCATACGAGTGCAAGCGCGAGAAGGTGATCATCGGAGTTAACATGTTGCATCTGTTCAAACTGATCAACACAATCGACAATGATGACACCCTCACCATCTACATTGAAGAGGCTGACTACTCGGACGGTGTCGTGCAGTTTCTTGGGCTCAAATTCGAGAACGGGGATATCAAGCAACAGAAGGTCCAGAAACTACGATTGATCGAGCCTGATTCAGAAGAGCTTAGCGTTCCAGATGTTACCTTCTCGTCGGTGTTGAACCTCCCATCTGTCGATTTCCAGAAGATCATCCGAGACTTGTCGTGCATCTCCGACAAGATTGAGATCCGTTCAGTAGCGACTGACGACGGGGCAGAGCTCATCTTCAAGTGTCGTGGAGGCTTCGCAGAAGCTGAGATCCGGCGTGCGGAGTCTGACGGCAGTATGCAGTACGTTCAGAAGCAAGCCTCGAACAAAATCATCCAAGGCGAGTTCTCGCTTAAGAACCTAGGGTACTTCATCAAGTGCACCAACCTATGCAATCAGATCGAGATCTTCTTGGAGAACAACAGGCCACTCGTAGTCAAATACAACGTTGCATCCCTCGGCGAGATCAATCTGGCACTTGCACCTCTTCCGAGTGCATAAGCTTCATCTATAAAATCTGACATTAGATAAATGAAGCGGCAGACATCGGCCCTCAGCACACTCTGGTGGATACTGCTCAGTATTGTAGCGCTGATTGTGATCGCAAGAGTCAGACGAAAAGAATTCTGGCGATCATTTTTGTTGTTTTTCGATTAGTACTCAGGGTTGTGCTTCTTGAACAGGCATCCAGCTGGGGCGATGCCCTGCCCAGTTTCCCGGATTATCATTGGGTCCTGTTTCGAGCAGGAGGACATCCATATCTTGACAACACAGAAGTTCTTCTTCGGAGAGATTGTGATGCCGTTGACCTCGCGGGATGCAGTAGGCATTGTAGTGAGAGTCTCGCCAACCAGGCGGTACGTCAAGTCCCTCCATGTTGTAGGGACAACCTTGTTGCTGACCTTGTAGGAGAAGCTGCCTCCTTTCCTGTTACGCTCATCTTCCCAAGTAGGTTGGATGCCGTCGCGCATCAGGAACAACATGCAGTTCCTCAACATCTTGTGTGGTAGCGTCTCGGTGATACTTATCGCGCCTTCCACTGAATTGAAAGTTAGGATTTTCCGGTAGCTGCTCAGTGACCAATCTGTATCATGAGGTAAGTGGGCCCAGAGCGTCCAAGAATCTGCTAGCTCGTGAGTCCCTACTGACATCTCAGGTACTGCGGCTCGACTGTTTTCCATTGCTTCTACCGAGTCTCCCATAGGGTATTGATAGATTCATTTTTTTCGCTTTATGTTACTTTCGACTAATCACTCTTCATATGCGTTTCCCACAGTCCGAACCAGCCACCATTAGAATTATTGTCGCCAGTGTTTTCGCATTTCTTCTCCATCTCCACTTCCTCAATATCATACCCATCTGCTGTCATTCTGACGACTTCACGTTTGTCCTTGTTCCAAGTAACTGTCTTCTGTACGACATCTGAGTCGATTAAGTGTACGGTGTACTCTGCCTCGTCCTCAATGTCAAAACCTGCCCATCTCAGATATGGAGGACTGAATAACAAGTTGCCAATTACGTATGGACTTGTCCCGTTAGGAACAAGGACTTCAGTGCTTGTACCATCCTTGTTCACCATCGCGGTTAAAAAACGTTTTGGTGATGCCTTCACTTTATCTGTGAGTGTCTTGATGTCGCTATGGAGTGACGTGTAGCTTGTGCCGTTATCAGCGCGTACGACGTAGCTCACCAAGTCATATGCCGACTTAGGATCGTAGTCCAAAGCTTCGAGATACGAAAGTTCGGCAACGACTTTCCCTAAACTGTAGACCTTAACCTCCGCAGGCTCTGGCTGTGGGAACACAGACCGGTAATAGGGCGTCAGCTTCTCCGCAAATCTCTGGGCCTTCACCTCTATCCCACAAAGAAGCCATCCAAGCTCGGCAACCAATCTTTCACCATATGCTCCCGCAACACACGCAACGAGACCTGCTGCAGTTACCACTCCAACACCGAAGAAGAAGTGCGGAGATACGACGTTCATACTTGTTGTATCTTCCATACTAGTATGAGCAATTAGTTGTAAACGGTTTAAGTGCTTTCGAAGTTCGCGTTTTGGTTGTAAGTATTCCAGTTTAGTTGTAGTTATTGATATCAGCTGGTGTTCCGCTGGTGTAGTCATTTGGATTGTAGTCGTCAGCTGTAGTGCCCGTACTGTTAGTCTTGCTGCTGTTCCCAGTATTCGTGACTATAACGGTCCTGGACTGCGCTTGCTGCGGATAATCCACCTTGTAGTCAAGTCCACCGGTAGCTGGGGAAAGCCCGAAGACTACGAGTAGTAGTGTCGTGATCACTGTCATCATGATGAATGGGATGAACACGATCATCCACGAGACCACTCCAAGTCCCCTGGAACACAGTGCATTGAGTACAATCGTGAAGATAACCATTACGATGAACTTGAAGAACGCGGTGTTATACATGTTCTTGAAGATATCGATGATGATCTGCGTGATTGAGAAAGCGACATACAGCAGAGCTGGAGGGCACAACTGGTCGAGCATCCTATAGTATTACCGCAGATTATCTACTCGAAGAACTCTGGCTCGCCGGCGACAAACTTCCCGATCTTAGGTCCGATGTCCTCGTCCTCCAGGATCTCGTAGATGTCACCATTCTCCTCATCGTTTGTGTAGTAGCGCAGAGGATTGCCGTCCTCATCTTCCATCTCGATCTCGAACACACCTTCCTCCTCTTCCTCTTCTTCAGCGTTCTCCTCTGCGTCGGTCTCGTCGACTGGTGCTTTTCGCTGACCAGTTGGAACCGGCTCTTCGCCGTCAGTCTCGGCTTCCTCCTCTTCCTCTTCCTCTTCTTCCTCTTCTTCCTCTTCTTCCTCTTCTTCTTCCTCCTTATCTTCTTCAACATATTCAGATTCTATTACTTCACCGGATTCATTCTCAATTTCTTCTTTTGTAGAACAGATCTCAAGTTCCTTGCCGGCATACATCTCGAGATTAATTGAGTTATAATATTTCAGTGCGTCTGCTTTATTTGAAAAATGTTCGATAACTTTCGCTTGATATCCACTATCAAATGTGCCGCGCATACCTCGAACAATATAAAGAAGTTCTTTTTCTTCCTCTTCTACTTCCTCCTCCTCTTCCTCCTCCTCTTCCTCCTCCTCTTCCTCCTCCTCTTCATCCTCCTCTTCCTCCTCGATGTCGCTTCTTCCCTTCCCACAGCACTGTTGTGTTGCGGACACTAGTTTTGTCTCACAGCCCAGGCACACTGGCAAACAATCGTTGCATACCCAGATCTCATTAGGGCCATAGTCCCCGCCTTCACCGTGACATACCTCGCATACATTCTCTGCATCGCACCGCTCGCAGTTATTCAGGCCTTGCGTAGTCTTACACTCCTTGCACGTGAACTCGCCATCAGCGTCATCATCGTTTCCTTGGCTATCGTTCCAATCGCTCCGAATCTCGATTTGTGATGCGCTCTCACCCTCGACAGGGCTGTCTGTTGCTGTACCAGCATCTTCGGCATCATCCACCACCTGCTCCTGTTCCCCCATTATGTAAGGACGGAAAAGTCTATCGAACTCATTCTTCAAAACTGAGCAGTCGACAGGCGCACCGCTTCTGTGCCAGCCATCCACAATACGTCCGAAAAGTGCTATCTTGTCTGTTGCTGGTACGTCGTCCGACGATGGTGGAAGGTTGGTGCGAACTTTCTTGATATCCGCACACGCAGGGGCCGCTGGCCCGGCGACGGATGCCACCTGATCGCGTTCTGATATGTGGACAAAGATATTAGGGGTACCATCGTCTGGTGTTCGATGAGACTGCAACTGCGCACGTAGCCCCTCGTTCTCCTTTCGAAGCTTCTGACACTGCGGCGATGCCAGTAGCATTTCTTCGACCATCGCATAGCATCTTTCGCTGTACCGCACACGGTCAATCAACGGGCGAACTGCCTCGCGTACGGTCGAGGCAGCTTCGACATTGCATTCAATAGCATCCATCACTTCATCTAACTCTTCTTGTACAGGGCAAGCTCTTTTCGATCCTGGCATAATAGTCATTCTGGTAGTTTGTTTCACCTCATTGCGTTTAACTAGATTTAGAAAAGACTCATCCACGAGTATTAACAACATGACTAGGTACGATGAGATTCGAGCTCTATTTGAGTCACGTAACCAACTCGATCGTTTTGAGGCAGGGCTCAAGGAGTCCTGTGGAGTGATAATGCGCCAGACGGACTACGACGAGGAGAAAGCAATGACGAAACTAGTCGAACATGATCTGAATGTGATGGCTGTCGTAAAAGAATTTCTAGGAGTGGTCGAAAAGCAGGAAGTAGACAACCGCACTACTAACCAGAAAGTATTCGGAGAGTTCAGGAAGTTTCTGGACGACGCATCTGCGAAGTTCTATCGCGAACGCGAGCTCGAACAGCAACGGCAGCAGTATCAACAGCAGCAGTATCGACAGCAGCAGCTAATGCGCATCGCGGCAGCTCAAGCAGAGGAGCGTAAACGGCAACAAGAAGACCGAGAGCAGGCGGCGATGGAGCCCATACCTGAAAGCAGCTGCGACTCGAATAGTGGTTCCAATAGCGGGTCAAGTGGTAACTCTGTTGATGACGTGTAGAGCGAATACAATAGATAATACGCCTCGGTTTTCTTGGTGTATTATCACTACGTGCCTAGATTGAAGTTGCTAGACAGGATCTCACTCTTCGTTGGCTTCTTGCTACTACGGCGCAGTCTATACTTGCTGCCAGCGGACATAGACTTCGCGCTTAGCAGATATTCATCGTTGTCCTCGTGGATTTCGGGCAATGATCTGGTTAGTGGCTTGTCTACGACCAACAGCACACGCTCGTTCTTCAGCAGATGCCTATACTCTTGAATCGTGAGGTTGCCATAATATTTGTCAAGTGTGTGGAATGGATCAGGGGCTGGTTTGATGTTCTTCTTATAATCATAGATCTTGCAGTACATGTAATTCAAAAGCGAGTATCGCTCGAATTTTGCAGAGGAACTGAGCTGTGGATCCCGGAACAGATGTGCGCAAGCACACTCCGGACTGCAGAAGCAGCCATACACGTGGTATGATCCCTCCAATTCATGCTTCGGTATGTAGATTGGAGGGTTATCGAAGTCGCACGTGCACCAGAAGCACGCGGCCTTCTTATCGGATATGTTGTTTGTATGTAGGTTGACGGCTAGCATCTTCAGCTTCTCTGTGATCACATCATCGACTTCTTTAGGTGCAGCACCGGCTTGAACAGTCACAAGCTTACTACTAGGGACCTGCTCATAGGACAGCGTGTCGGTCTTGAACTGGAAGGCGTCAATCGTCGTGATGTTGCCTGGATTGTACCTAGCCGACTTGGCCGCTAAGAACTCGCCACTCTCAAGGTCTGCGACTCCACACCGCAGATGCAGAATGATGTTGGGTTCTGGGACAACCACATTCTCTACAGGCGCGACAATGGTAACGATCTTCCCGCCTTTAGGTTTCCTTCCACGCTTGCGTGGACCCTTCGGAGTTTCACCATCAGAAGTCTCTGCTGGTTCAGCTACCTCTTCTGGCTTCGCGCGTGGCTTGCGTGTGCGCTTAGGCTTAGGCTCATTTGAGTTGTCCTTGACGGCAGTCATTAGTCAGAAAAGGCTGAGAAAGTTTAAGTGGTTTTGTTAATCCTCTAAGCCGCTCAACAAAGAAATATGCTAGTGTGTAGTCATCATTAGTCCGCTAGTGTGCGGTTACGGTAACATAGCCTGCACAATGGCACGTAATTGTCGCTTCCAATGACCTTCTGTTCTGTCTCCGATGTCACACGGAAGCTGAAGATGGCTGGAGATAGCTTGCTGACGCTCGCACAACCACGGCACATCGAGGTCAGTTTCTCAACGTGGTTGCATATGGGGATGAGATCGAGCCAGTTGCCGAACTTCTTGCGCTGGAAGTCGCCGTCGAGTCCGCAGATATGGACCGTCTTGTTGTGTTCTTCTACCATCTTCTCAGTCCACTCAACAATATCAGGGAAGAACTGACCCTCGTTAACGAGGAACACTGTCGCGCTTGTTTCTGGACCCCCCGGTGGGAGTGTCTCCATCAGGGATCGTGCCATAATGCAAGGCACCATTTTCTTGTCGTGTGTTGACATCATGGGCTCCAGTGTGTATCTGGTATCTTCGGCGTAGTTGATAACAACAGTTGGGATGTTGCAAAAGCTATACTGCTTATAGAGCTCGAGAAGCTTGCTGGTTTTGCCTGAGTACATAGGACCCAGATAAACTGCTAAGTAGCCAGCATCAGACCCGGCCATCGTGTCGCTGTTCAATGATGCCATGACGTGTGTATCCTATCTAGAATCAATTTTAGGCGCCCTAACTAACTAAAAGCGAATGCATGTGACTATGGCATATGGCAGGCACAATCCCTTGGGTCGAGAAATACCGTCCAACAAGCTTCGATGATATCGTGCTTGATGAGACAAACCAGCGTATACTGAAGAACATCATTGAAACTGACACTTTCCCAAACTTGTTACTTTACGGCCCACCAGGTACAGGCAAGACAACTACCGTGATAAACCTCATAAACGCATATCAGAGCCGTTACAATCAATCTAGTAAAGGTCTTACTATTCACCTGAACGCGTCAGATGAGCGTGGAATAGATGTTATTCGCAGCCAAATCTCTCTGTTTGTGAACTCACAATCCCTATTCACCAAAGGATTGAAGGTGGTCGTATTGGACGAAGTTGACTATATGACGAAGAATGCGCAACAGGCACTCAAGTATCTTCTCCAAGAGTTCACTACCAACGTACGTTTCTGTCTGATCTGCAACTACATCAGTCGTATTGATGAATCGCTGCGAAACGAGTTCCTCCAGTTGAGGTTTAACCAGCTCCCTCCAGGACGGATAGTTCCGTTCCTACAAGAGATCAATAATTCGGAGGCTCTCGGTCTCTCTCACGCACAACTCGCGGCGATCCAGTGCCTATTTAAGTCCGACATCCGCAGTATGATTAACTACATGCAGTCGAACAGTGGATTCACAGGTGCATTCAAGGTAATTGACAATGGTGTTTGGGACGGCCTGACAGAGACAATTGGAGAGAAAGGCGATAACGCTGTGCATGCGCTCGACTGCATCAGTCGTGAGTACAACCTCGATGTTAAAAACATAATGAAGGATTACCTAAGTTATGTCATTTCGAAAGGAGGGAAGTACCTAGATAGAGACTTCTTGCAATTCGCCCAGTTCCTAATGCATCTGCGCGATCCTGACGTCGAGTATTTGAAGACTTACTTCGTAAGCAAAATGGAGGACTGGGTGTGTTCGTAGGAACCAGCCAACCTCTGCATCAAGCGTTCATTCCAGCTGTTTGGCGGCGAGCACTTGTTCGGGTTGAAGAAGTTCTGTTTGAGGCAATACTCCACGTCGGCAATGGCAGAAGTTTTCTGAGGAATCGGAATTGGAGCCGAATATCGTCTTGAACTAGGTAGGTCCTGGTATGCGCGTTGCATCTTAGTGTTAATTGAGAAAATAATTGAATCAGAACGACTTAAAGGATCTCTATCAACATAGCTAACGAACATGGCTGCTTCGACACTCCTAGATATTGATGAAGCGTGGGAAAACTTCTGTGACGGCGATTATGATACATTGAGTGTTCCGCCTATCCGTGGCAGACGAAATGAGCCGACCGAAGATGGCACATCCGCTCTACCAAGATGCTCGCCTATATACATCTCGACTAAGACCAAGATCTCATACCTTAGTCAAGGTGTTGACCTCGCCAGCACATTCTGGCACATACCAATTACGCCATACCACATCCCACGCTGCGGAATCATCAAGAAGCAAATGAAGTTCAACAGCTCATCTCCAGCGGAGCTTCTCGCTGTTCAGGCCAATATTCCAACTGACATATACACCGACCAACATCTCATCAATAGGATAGAGAACCCGGTGGGAAGGATCAAGTTCAAGGATGTCCGCAAGGTAAGTATCGGTCTATGCAAGAAGGATATCACGTCATATCGATGCAAGAAGAAGGGAGCCTTCTACAACTGCTTCGCTGTGATCTTGAGAATCCAGCACGAAGGAGCCTTCAAGGAGATTCACGTTAAAGTGTTCAACACAGGCAAGCTCGAAATACCAGGCATACAATCGGACGATGTACTTGTCAAAACGCTCGATCTGCTCACGGAAATCATCGGCCCAATTGTGGCACCTAGTTCCGCTCTCACTTGGGACAGTGAGAAGAGCGAGACAGTGCTGATCAACTCGAACTTCTCCTGCAACTATTACGTAAACAGGGAGAAGCTGTTCGAACTCCTTAAGTATCAGTACAAGATAAACAGTGCGTATGATCCTTGCTCATACCCGGGAATCCAATGTGAGTTCTACTACAACACTAAGTCAGATACTCAAGATGGCAGACAGCCTAGTGCTAGCAACTCTAACCACTACATCAAGATGTCGTTTATGGTCTTCAGAACTGGCAGCGTACTGATAGTCGGAAAGTGCACGGAGAAAATATTGAATGACATATACACCTTCTTGCGTGATCTTCTTGAGAGGGAGTATTCCGTTGTAGGCGGACCTACGGTTGAGCATGATGCCGCTTCCGCCTCACAGACTAAGAAGAAGATCAGGAAGAAGCTGGTTCTCTGCTCTTAGCCGATTCACTCGCGATTAGCGACACGAACTTCTTCGCTGTCGTCGTTGTTAGCTTATCAGCGTTATCAACGACCGCTTTCCCAATTAGCTCCGGTGCCAAATTTTCTTTTTCAACCTTCTTACACATAGCTTCTAGCAGCTCCGTAGTAGCCGGATTGTTGAGCGTCTTGACTACATCATTAAACGCTAACAACGAGTCCAGACGCTGAACTGCAGTGTCAAGATCAACACGTCTAGGAACGAGGCCCAGTATAGATGCTGCGTAAGATCTGAGATCTTCCAGTGCTTTGACTGCCTCATCGTTCGTGATAGTTACGCGTGTATTCATTGCATGACGCATAGCGCTAAGCCATAACTCAGTCATGGTGAAGAAGCATTTAGTGATCTTTACCTCGTCTTCATTAGTCTCACTATGTTCTTTCCTGCGCGCCTGATCCAGCGCAAATATCGTCTTCTTGTAGACGAATAGTGTGGCGTCTGTAGAGCTGAGCTTCAGGAACTCGTGACTATCGTCACCAATTTGTCCTATGAACTCGATGAAGTAGTACACCGATTTCTTACTATTGTACACCGCAACATCCAGATTATGTGTATATAGTAGGATCATCCTGAAGACGTGTGTTATGTTCTCGAGTCCCTTTACTATTATGTGTTTGAAGTAGTCTATGTTCGATATCGACACGGTGTCGACTGATTGCGTCACGAACTCAGTCATAACGCCTAGATATCTCGAGAACATCTCAGTTGGTGTAACTACATAACCCTCTAGATAGTTCGCAACATCGCTTACGTCGTATTGGGCCATTCTTCTCTAGCTCTTGTTGATGTTTTAAATGTTTTTCTGTGCACAAGTATTTAAAGCTTTTGAGAGCCTTCTGCTTATAAGATGTCTGAATCAGAACCCGCACAGAAGTACGCAATGCCTAGCAACGCAACTTGTCAGCATTGCTGCAAGCTAGCAGTCGCAGATGACAAACCTATTATGCTCGACTACTGGACCGACTCTCTCGATAAGAACGTTCTGATTGGTGTTCGCCCTAATGGAGAGAAGCTCCTCGTCAAAAGCGAAGAGGAGTACACGTCTCCTATTGCTAAGATCTACAAATCTGAGAGTGAGTACATCGTTGTCACCGAGAACTCGATCTACATCGTGTCCGCCGATATCAGTACCCGCCGTATCACATCATAAATATACTATGTAGGTTCAATCTGTACGAGCATACATAGTTTCGCAAGCATAGCCTCGCAAGCATAGCCTCGCAAGCATAGCCTCGCAAGCGTAGTCTCGTTCAGCTACCGTCTTCTAGTTTTACCGGCGCTCTTCACACGTAATCGTCTCGTCTTCTTGGAGAGATCACTTGCGAACTCAGCTGCATTGCAAACAGCGGCATATTTCACTGTCTCTCCAGACACATCACACGTAGATGATCTCGTGTCGAAGAACGTGTTGTTGAACATTACATAGGACGTTCGAACAGCTTGTGCTGACAGAGCTGACTGTATGGTGTCGAGTTCGGCTTTCGAGAGCGCGCCTTTCCATCCTTTCTTTCCGTGGATCCTGATGTAGTTGTAGTTCGCTGTACGTGGCGGCACGTACAGACCCGGGGGCATTGTGCCTACCCATTGCGTTCCGGCACGCTTCACGATGTATGTGCCTACTACGCACCACTCGAGTGTCCTAAATAAGTCATATGTTGACTGTTCGAGCCAGTTCGAATTCCTAAACTCGAATGCGTAATCGATGTCGGCAGGTAGGTACCTCTTCATCGCTTGTATTCGCTCGACGTTAGTATCTGTCTTGTTAAAAGACGGCGGAAGCTGGAACAACACGCATCGTAGTCGCTTTCCAAGCTTGGATATCTGCGACCATAGTTTGTCCCAGGCGTCTTCCACATCTTTGAGTCTTTTTATGTGTGTGATGTACTTAGAAGCCTTGATAACAACGCCGATGTCTGCGGGCATCGAATTCAAGCTCAATATGGTCTTATCACTTGGGATTCTGTAGAACGAGCTGTTCAGCTCTATGCAGTTTAGACACTGCAACTTAGTCCACTGTTTCTGGCTCACCATAAATCCGGATGTTCCAACTTGGTACCTGGCGCCAGAACTCCGTGCGCTACAGTCTATGTTCATTATACATAGTATGTAGATAAATCAACCATATCTCTCTGTCCACTCGCGCGCACGTCGATCGTGCTCCTCTCGATCTCGCTTCAGAAGGCCTGCGATCTCCGGAACTAATGGATCTTCTGGATTCGGATCCGTCATCAAAGAACAGATGGAAAGTAAGACTTTCGAGATGGTAAGGACTGGTGACCATTGATCTTTGAGAATGTCGAGGCAGATCCCACCAGATGCATTGATGTTGCAGTGGTAGATCGGTGTCACAAACGACACCTTCGGAGGTTTGAACGGATAATCGGTTGGAAAATGGATGCGCAGTCGGAACATCCCACCTTCATATGGGCTCTCCGTTGGACCTATAATACTGGCTTCCCACGTATACATGTCGTCATCGACAGGGCCTGCAGAGCAGTTCGCCGGTGGATCTTTCAAAATAGCTGCTAGCTCAGACTGAAGTCTTTTTAGGGTACTCATTACTAATGTAATACATTTTCGGGTTTAAACGGCTTTCATCATTGTGTTAGCGTCGACGCGTTCCTCTACTCCTCTTAACTCGTTTGGATCTAGTTGCCTTACTGCTCCCGCGCCCATAGAAATGCGTCCACGGCTGGAATGGGCGATCGACAAGATATGGCAGTTGAGGAGCCCACTGGATATTGCGGGCACAGAACTCGCTTGCGATGAACGGTGTCCCGCAGGACGATCCCCACCTCGCAGATAGTCCCATACGCTTGGCCATATGGCTATCAGTCACGATGCCGTCAAGCGCCCCACGCGGCTGGTATGGCAGAGGCCTGCCTGCTTGGGACATGTACTCACGTTGATCAAGATCGTAGTGGCTGCAGCACGTTCGCGAGCACATATTCTCCTTGTTCAGATATACGTCATAGTGGTCTGCCAAGATGTCCTGCCCTATCCCGATGCTGATCTTACCTTTGTGCTCCGTCATCAATTGTTCGAGTCGCACCTGCCTGGCGCCTTGATGTCTTCTGATGTCATTGAAGCCAGTATTGGAGCACTCCAGATTTCTGATGCGCGCATCGTAAGGTGCATTGAAGCCGATGAAGTACCCATTCTTTTTCTTCTCAACGTTGACGTAGTTGAGACCTAATTCAATACGCATTATCTCATTATTCTTGATGTCACCCACCAACCACGAGTTGGCATAGTCGCCACCGTTTCCGTCTTTCAGTATGTCTGTGAAATCATCCAGCGTCTTGGCTCTCTGAACCGCTTTACGGATGCGGCAGAACACCGGGTCGAGCAGTTTGAACGCATTGAAGCCACCAATCGTGGTCTCGGTAACAATGAATCCGTTATTCGTAACATAGTAGTCTGTGCCGCTCGCTACACACCCTGGAGATGTTTGCATAATCCACGAGTTCCCAGATGACGGTCTCACTGCCATCATTACATTACATTCCTGTGCGTCGATAAAATTATCGAAAGTGTTATGCCCGCATACGATCTTTCCATCTGCAGTCCAGTCGCCCACTGCAATGAATCCTGTGCACCTATCACGTCCACCACCTTCGCTCCCTCCGCCACCAGGAGCCATATCGGTGAATATGTGGCCATACTTCTCAGAGAGAATCGGATCTGCCGCAACGAGCGCAGGTAGCCGAGAAGACACGTACCCAATGCTGTACCAACAGTTCCATAGGAACACTTCATTCAGTGTCACCTTGCTGCCAGCAGACCGTGCGCCTTCAACAATCGATTCGATCTCCTCCATCAATTCTGGATACCTTGTCTTGACGCGGTCACCATATAGATGCATAATAATGTCAGCCATTACCTCCATCTGAATACCGGTCTCCTCTAGGACTACGTAGTCAAGCGTCTTGATCGATGAGCTTATTTCATTCGATAACAGCGCGCCATGTGCGCGTCCCATCTCTCTTGGGGAACCACTTACATCTACACGAATCCATCCGTTCTCGTCGTGTCGCGAACCATTCTTAATCACACGTCGTGCCATATACTATACTTCTAGATGATAATATATGCCATTCTGATCCTCTATTGGCCTTCTTTCTCCTTGTCAGGCTTCAAGAGGTCACGCATACCCTCTTTGCCTTTCTTCTCTGTTTCTACCTTTCTGCCTAGCGCCTTGGAGAGAAGATGCTGGAAGCTCACAGCGAAACCGAAGAGGATAATGAAGAAGCATACCAGATCGCTTCGGCTAATAGTTTGCTTCAGCCACACTGCATTGATCACCAAGATAGCCACAAACTGGATAATGATTAACAGGAAAGTGTCTTGTGTAGGCGTAACGAGTTTGTATCTATCTCCGATGTACACGGCTACACTCATGAACGCCCAGTCTAACCAAGCGAACGGTATAGCGCGCATAAAAGCTTCGATCATCCCCATATTTGGGTACTTAAGCGTGAAATACTGACCCCACATAGATGATGCCTGTGCGAAAACGAACATCAAGAGGAACACGAGGTACTTCACTGGTGTAGGATAGCTGTCGAGAAGCATTTTAATATGGGTGTATATTAAAATGAAGACTACATTGAAGACTGTCCTTCTATGGTTTCTGCTAAACGTCGGCATTATGGTGTTCATGGACCTCGCGTTGTTCATGCAGACAACCCCACAGATGAAAGATGCCGGCTTTCTTAAGAAACTCGGTGTGTCGGAACTGCTAGCAACTATCGAATGGATGTTCATTATACCTGCAAACCGCATTGGAAACCGGTTCATGAGCGCAGCGCAAGTATCGCTCTGGTCTTACATCTTCGATTTCCTTGGCCAGATTATCTCCAACGCCTTCTGGCTAAAGCTACCCACTACAATCGACGACTACGCTGGGATGGTTCTTATCTTCGTTGGAATGTTCATCTCCCAATACAAGCTTTTCGGGTAGGCTGAGACCATAATATGCACGCATTGAATCACGTTATGGTCAGAGTATCTTCTCTATCTGTGCTATCTGTTCTTCTGTCAACTTGGACGGCATTGCTACTGTGAACTCGATTATCAGCGAGCCAGTGTGCCCGTCTCTCGAGAACCCCAAGCCACCAATTGTCTTCCTCGAACTTAGAGACACAACATTTCCCCTGCTATTGTTGATCCTGTAAGACTTCCCAGAGAGATGCTTAACATCAAATGAGAAACCACAAAGGGCCTGCTTCAGGCTTATCTCCCGTTTGTATACGAGATCCAGTCCTCGGCGCTCAAAACCCACCTCTGGTTCGACCTTTATGAACACTTTCACATCGCCGACGTTGTTCGGGTCGATGACGTTGCCTTTGCCGCGGCAGATCAAGATCTCGTTGCTGTCAACACCTTCAGGAACTCGAACGTACACCGTCTCTGTCTCCAGTCTCTTCACGTTCCCCTCCATCGTCCATCTCTCTACATCAACCGGTATGCTACACCCAGTAAACGCTTGCTGCATAGTAACTGTTACGTTCTTGACTATTGGCACAGGACGCTGCATTCTAGCCTGCATTCCTGGATGAGTGAAGAAGTTCTGAAAGCCCCCAGTCGCAAACATGCGCATCAATTCTTCTGGCGTTACCTCTCTCGGACCTCCGAATCCATGAGGCATTTGCGGTGGAACAGGTTGGGGGTTTGTTAGTTTTTCGTATGCCTCTGTTATCTTCTGGAATGTTGCAGTCGACTCTGCACTTCCACCGTTCCTATCTGGATGATGTTGGAGAGACAACTTCCTATAAGCGCGTTTCACGTCTTCGGCGCTGGCCCCACGGCTCAGTCCCAGTACGGTGTATGGGTCGCTCATAACTTACTGATCTAAAGCAATATAAACTCTCGGCTGACACTACGAATAGATGCGACAACCATTATCCTCGAAGTATAAGCCCAGCACACTTGATGAGTTCGATGATGGCGGAGACATGGTCGATGTTCTACGAGCATTCATTGCTATGGACAGCATCGCTGTGCTCCTTATAGGTGACTCTGGATCAGGCAAGACATCACTCATAAACGCTATGATTAGAGAGTATTATGGTCGCAGCCTGCCTCCATCACACGATAATATAATGACGATCAACACACTCAAAGAGCAAGGGATCCAGTATTATCGCAATGATGTCAAAATATTCTGCCAAACTGCAAGTGCAATACCAGGCAAGAAGAAGATCCTGCTTCTGGATGATCTTGACATCATCAATGAACAAAGTCAGCAAGTGTTCCGAAATTGTATGGACAAGCATTCTGATAGGGTTATTTTCATTGCATCATGTTGCAACGCTCAGAAGGTAATTGACAGCATCCAGTCTAGGACGGACATAGTTAGGTTGCGCCCTCCGTCAGTGGATAAGCTCACCGCCGTGGCACAGAGCGTTGTCTCTAACGAATCTCTATCTGTAGACCCAGAGGTAATCAAGTTCGTTGTCAGTGTCTGTAATGGATCTATACGTATGCTCGTCAATTACATGGAGAAGTTTCGGCTACTTGACTGTCACATCACAAGCGAAATTGCTTCACGCGTTTGTACAAACATAGCCTTCTCCGATCTGGATACATACACGTCTCTGTGTAGGTCTGGAGACTTATCTAGTGCTATCGAGATGGTAGATCGCTTCGCAGGGAATGGCTACTCAGTCACTGACATCCTTGATAGTTATTTTACGTACATCAAGTGCACACACACATTACCAGAGTCATACAAGTATGCCGTGATACCTGTACTGTGTAAGTACATCACTGTGTTCCACGACATTCACGAGGACGAGATCGAGCTTAAGTTCTTCACGAACGCACTTGTTGATGTGTTGACTGATAAACAAAATATGTAAGCTATATACTAGTGAGATGTCGGACCAAATATTCAAGCAGCAGCCACCAGTCGATACATTAATAGAGTTCTTGGAAGGTATATGTGACTTCGCGGACGGCATGTTCGTGTTTACGAACGAGTCGTACAGAAGGGCTATACTATTAGGTGTGTTGGAGCCATTTCTAACCGAGATAGCTCCGTACTATCACAACTCCAAGCGGACGTATGCTTTGCGTAAGATGAGCTTCGCGCGTCTAGCGACAGTTGTTAGACAGATTTGTAGATCACACGAGCTCTCGTACACCTCGAAGATCGTTTACGGAAACTCTTCCTACCATATACGTTACTTCATCGTCGCACCTCCAAAACAAGATTCACCTAGCTGTGAGAAGTAGCTTTCCTGCTACGTTATCACACGCCAATGCCTGGCGCACAGATTGTCGCGCGAACCATTGGAATGATGTTCGTTCAAGAATCTGCTTCTCAGGTAGTAGCACTCCGAGTGCTGTTGGTGCGAAGTCCACATACGTGTTCCCCATAAGACGTTCCAACACAACTGGTTTACCCTCGGAATCAGCTGCACCAACCAATTTCGCTCCTACGACATTCACTCTACCTTGCTCTACCGTCATTGCCAACCATCTATCCTGGGAGCCCAGGAACACACTCTCTGCTGTGTAGTCGCTTGATATCATTTGCTCGAGGTACTGAATGTAATCATCCATTACCCCACAGCCCTTAGCGCACCCCATTATGGACTTGGACGGGAAGTACGACGTAGTAACTGATGTACTGTTGTTATCGATCAGTTCTGTTACAAATGGCTTCCCGCAACAAGTCTCTGTGTAGTACATGTCCGCTAGATTCTTCGTGCACAGAAATGTGGGAGGAAGCGTCATTCCTCCATATGTCTTCAACAAGCGTGCCATTGCGAGATCGCGTAACTTGCAACGGATAGGTGCTGCAACACGAGTCATGTCGACGCTCCATCCAGGAACGATGTCCTTAAACGACGAGTCGTCGATGATGCAGATGTTGAAATCTTGTCCACATCTGTCGATTATCGACTTGATCGTGATGAACATGTATGGTTGGTTAACGTCGTCTGTCCCACGCGAGTAGAAACTCTGCCACCATCTAGCATTGTATTCGTAGTTAACGTGGATCCAAATTATCGGCAGCTTGCTACGCGCTAGAGAAGAGTCTTGCACCAGGTATTTCCTAACTAACTCGTAATGGCGGGCTGCTTCGTCGTCTGCAACGGAGTTCTTGTACCTATCGTAGATCATTCCAGCTGCTAGCAAGAGGACCGTACTGAGTATGTATTTCGAGTAGTTCATCTATATAGTCGGAATACATTATTTTATCTTCTTTCGTCATCCTTCAAGCTAAGAAGTGACGCGCTCCAGCCGGATCGCACTCCTCTCAAGATCTCATCTTGTTTCGCTAGATCGTAAGCCCTGCGCGCACTCGCAGTCTCTTCGTCCAAAGTCATCTCTCGGAATCTCTCCTCGTGATCTGCTGATCTGAAATCGCTGTCGAACTCTTCACGACGGAACCTCTGAAGTTCATCCGTGCTCGAAAACTTTCTATGTTCTCGGTAATCTTCGTCCGTTACAGGAACAACACTCTCTGTATATGCCCTGCGGACATCATCGTATTGTAGGCCACCAAAAACAGGAGCCTCGAAACAACCTGGGTTATCGCGTGTTAAGCTACTATGACCGTGTGCACCAAGTGACCCCGATGAGGTGAAGTTCTTGTGTACCACAAGCGAACGCAGCTCCTGTTTACGATCAGTCACTCTCCTGTTCACCTCGTCCATCGACGCAGGGCTTTCTGCAGCATCGTCTTCCTCCTCTTTCAGCCAATCACCATATCCCTCCTGATCGCCGAAAATATCCGCTTTGTGTCTTTCCCATAGTGCGTTGAATCTTTCATTGAAGTCACGTGACTTCTTGAACTTGTTTACCACACTTGGTGCGAGCACGGACTTATCATCTAACTCGGTTACATCGTATTCTGTTCGAGACGCACACGCATCATCTGACCTAGACCGGAACGTGAAGACTTGGTGTATCAGCTTATATGCCGCACTGAAAAATAAAAACACTTCTTGCGGCTTCCCAGACTTGTCTGGGTGCGTCATCAATACCATCCGTTTCGCATCCTTCAACTGTGCGCGAGTGAAGTTTATCGGAAGCCTCAGAAGTCTTAGAATGTCCTCGAGTGAGTAGTTTTCTATGTTTAGGTCTAGGTCTTCAACGCTGTTCATCTATGTTTTTATACATTGATGAGCTTTTATCCTGTTTCTGTGCTATATCAGGCTATGTGCTTGCGTGCTTCCGACGCACAACGGGCGAAGAACGCACCCACCTCCTTCTGATCACTTCCTGACACTGAGTCGTCTGGGATATACCACAGACTATCGTCCCGGTCACTCTTCGGGTACCACGCCAGAATCGACGGTACGCCTTTTACCATACGTTTGTTTTTGAGGTACATATACAGTTCCAATGTCTCGTCGATGTCCAATTCACAGAAGACAATGCCGCCTTGGGGAAGCTCATCAACTTGTGCTGCCACAAATGGTTTGATGTCCTGACAAGGCTTACACCATTCAGCTGAGAATTTGATGATTAGGACCCTGGGCCCAGTTGATGTTGCGAGAGACTTGATTAGTCGTATAACCGTCTGCGGATTCAATTCGTCTTCGCCAGAATCGTCGAATATATCTCTCCAGTCCATTGTGTATATTCACACGAAGAGTTATCCCTTTAAGCAGGTGCCTATGCTCCCTTAACATTTATAATCTGCGTCTACTTTATAGATGCCTAGCACTAAGAAACGTGCGAATTCTAGCTCTCGCCTTACCCGCAAGAGCAAACATCATCTCGTGAGACGCATTCCTACCGCGCTTTTTAAGAAGTTGGATGCTCTTTCTCCGTTTGAGTTAAACTACAAGCTGATCAAGATGGCAGGACCTAACGCGCTCAACGCCGGGAGAGGCAACCCCAATTTCTACAATGCATTCGGCCGCAAGGTGTTCGCACAACTCCAGCTGACGGCGATGGCTTTGTCAGATGATATCGGTAATGGCCTTAGTACGTACCCCCTACCTAATGAAATGAACTTCGGAAATGCGCTCGTCAAGAAGTCGAAGAGCTGGCCCGCCGCTCAAGGTCAGTTCATGCGCTCATATATGAAATTCCTTGGCAAGCGAGCAATAGAGGCAGGTCTTAGGCCCGAGGACGTGTTTTACGACGTAGTCAAATCCGCACTTGGATGCTACTACCCTGTCCCACCGCAGATCCAACCGCATCTTAACCTTGTCGCAGAGAGTTTCCTCTTTGACCTTGTGATGGCTGCGGCTGATGGGACTGAACCAGGTGCTAAGATGAAGCCTGATGACTTCGAGTGTTTTGCTACTGAGGGCGCAGCAGCTGGCATCCTCTACGTGTTCAACACCCTGAAGGAAAACTACTTGCTTCTCCCGAAAGACAAGATCGCTCTTATCACACCGATTTTCAGTCCATACCTCGAGATGCCTAGACTGTCAGATTATGACCTTGAGATCGTCGAGTTGAAATGCAATCCTGAGAAGAACTACGCTCTCGACGACGAAGAGATCGACAAATTGAAAGACAAGCGAATCAAAGCGTTGTTCATGGTCAACCCTGCTAACCCTGCTGCGTTCTCTCTATCTAAGGCGAACATCGATCGCATTGGACGGATAGTTAACACTGAGAGACAGGACCTTATTGTGCTATCAGATAATGTCTATGCACCATTCGCCGACCAGTACAACTCTTTTATGATCTCGTGTCCACTCAACACCATTGAAGTCTTCTCTCTGAGTAAATATTTCGGGACTACCGGATGGCGTCTTGGATTGGTTATGTTAGCTAAGGAGAACCGTCTGAATAAGATCATCGGCAATCTTCCAGGCAAGTACAAACGTGCTCTTAACAAGCGTTATGAAACAGCCACACTTGACCCTTCCAAACTCACATTCATGGACAGGCTTGTGTTCGACAGTCGACAGGTGGCTGAAGCACACGTTGGTGGTCTATCCACTCCTCAGCAAGTTCTAATGGCGATACTTCTCTACTATGACATCCACGACAGAGCTACAGGGTCTAAGTACCGTAACCACATTAAGACTATGCTTAAGAACCGTATCACCTCTTTCTACAACGAGCTCAACACACCTGTGCACGTGATGCCCACTCAGACAGATTACTATAGCTTAGTTGACATTCCGGAAGTCACGAAGAACTTGTATGGAGAGAAGGCTGCTAGATACTTGGTGCAAAACTACGAGTACCTCGAGTTTCTCTTCCACTTGGTCGGGACCTATCACACGATCCTCTTGCCAGGTTCAGGTTTCGGCGCGACTCCTTGGCGTCTACGGATCAGTCTCGCAAATCTTAAGGATAGCGACTATCCGAAGGTTGGAGAGAGTATTCGTAAGACAATCAAGGATCTTGTTGCACCAGCTCTGCGCTAATTTTCTGTTATATTTGTATAATAATGGATATCATCAAGCCCTTCTTGATTGGTGGTTCAGTTATCGCTGGATCCAAGTTTGTATCTAAATACGCTTCGCCTGCGCTTGCACCTCTGGTGGGTGGTCTTCCTACAGGCATCATCGCTACGTTCTTCATGGACACAGATGCATCTAAGCGCCTCTACTATTCGGGTTACGCGTATAGTTCGTTTCTGTTGTTCTTGGCTATCCTCGTATGCCACTTGTGGTCCGCCAACACCAAAACCCCTGTTGACATCATTTCTGCTGTTTGCATCATCATCTGGGGTATCCTCAGCTACTTCGTAGTCAACTACTTCGTCGTCAAGCATAAGAAATAAACATACTTCATACCGTGCTGATACAGAACGTTATGACAGAGAGAGAAAGTGGGCCGAGGGCCCAAATGACTATCCGTTACAGTGACTGGTCCACATCGAGAAGCATATATACTAGAAACTAGTACACACTATCACGTATCTTCGGTCAGTGACTTGCGATCTCAACAGTCCGTCTCAATGTATCGATGTCTATGTGCGGCAGATCTGCGTGTGCCTCCCATAGGTATCTACAGAATGCCCATTCTAGTTTGGCATCACTAACATACCACTCGCCGTGTCTTTCCATAAGAGCCCTATGGATCTTCGGTGGTAAAAGAGACAACGAATTCACAGGAAGTACGTAACTTAGCTGCACCAACGGCGGAAGTGGCGCTGGTGGTTTCGATGGCACTAACTCGCAATCAAAGTATGGTATGTAGTTCAAGAGATCAGATAGTAGAGGAGGATAGTGATACCTGTATCTCCAGTTCCAGTCCGCGCATCCGCTGGAGTAGTATTTCAGTGTCCACTCTAGTCCCTCAGCATAGTTGATGCAGATCTGTCTGACGCGTTCATCGGTAGGCTCACAATCGAAGAGCACATCATAATACCGTGCTCGCCATCCATCTTCTTTCGCATTTATGAACACCTCCACACTACGATCAAGAAGCGGCACTGCTTCTATCGCAGCCTCCTCTCTAGTCTCGCCGTCACGCGGGGGTGGTGGGTGAGCTGATTGCCTTTCGCGGTCCCTCCCTTCTCGAATGATGCTATCCTGCTCGGCGGCCGCGAGCCGTTTAACGAAAGCGCGCACACCTCTCCAACGAATGCCTTGCTCGTTTGTTAGATTTCCGTCGTTTGCGACGGTTTCCTTGTATGCTGCCGTCAGTAACTGAATACCTCTCCCTCGAATGTTTAGCGCCGGGAAATGTGGAAGGAAGTCATTTCCTAGGAAGAAGCACATTAGGATATAATCAAACATCCGTCTACGCTGGCTTTCAGTTGTGATGTCGTCACCATCATTCAGCTCACTCGTGATTGCTTCAGCTACAGCAGGGATATCGAGCAGATAGCTGCGGTTTGGATCCAGACTACTATCAACGCTCTTGATGAACTCCGGAGTCTCCCTATACAGTCCCAATCGTGGTGCGTGTTGCAGATGATGAAGAGACAGCATGATCAAGTCGGCGTCAAGACCGTAACAAACCGTGGTCTCGGTTCGATGGCGTTCTTCTGTTCTTATCATCTCGAAGATCTTGTGCTCTCCTTCGCCTGGTACCTCAGCTCCTGCGACGATCACGGTTTTCGCTGATGTCTTATGGCGTTTGAAGTAGTCACGAACCTTCTTGGTTAGCGTTTGCATGAATTCAGTTCCTGGTGTGATGTTCGCAGTACTCCACGCTGATGTTTCTACTGGAAGACCAATCGCTTCACGGATTTGCGCATCGAACTGTGTTTTGAAACGCCGTGTGCGCTGTTGCTCTAGCTTCGCTACAGGAGCTACACCATCGAACGCTATGTATAGACAAGTGCGTGGCCGCAGTGTCGAAGCGTACGTCTCGATACGCTCACAAGCAAACTTTATTACGTCGTTCTCGAACTGTCTGCCGCTCGAGAACGTACACGCTCTCACACCGTCATAGATAGTCGAGTTGGCATCGATGTACAGATTGTCAACGACCCACTTTGATTCTTCGAATGTCTTTATAGCGCCACGGTGCTTGCGCACGACCCACTTGAAATACGCAGGGATACCCATATCGTGTTATGTTTCTTGCATCGTATTGTTTAAGCTTCATTCTGATAGTCTAATCGCTACGAACGTTGTTGCGAAACGGTTTAGATAATTAAAATCGAAAGGACTATAAATGCCGCGCCACACAAACCAGCAAAAACGCAAACTGCCTTCAGCAGAAAATGTTATCGTCAATAACAACAGTGTTGCAGCGAGCATCAGAAGGAAGATTGACACGCTTAGAACAATCGTGCAGCGGACCATCATCAGCGCACAGCAGTATAAGGTTGTGGACGTGATCAACGCTAATGAGCTGAAGACGTGTCTCGAGGCGCTTCATCGGTCGTTCGTCGCGCTAGATGGTCTGGCAACCGCGCTGGACGGTGAGCATAACCAGTCAGAGCTAGTCGATGGGCTGCAGCGCATCACTAGCGACGTTTCGAGCATATTCAGGAGCTACGGCACACAAACAATGGAGGACTTACTAGGTGTGTGTATGGGTGTCGACTACGTCGAGAGTCTCACGAGCGGTCTTGACGCGTTGCAGGCTGATAAGATCTCCCTGATTCTTAAGTACGCCCATCCTGTGAGCTATCGTATATTCCCGTGGAAGACCGACCCAAAGGATGAACCGATCAAGAAGAACAAGATCGTCGAAGATTTCGTCATAGTTGAGTCTGCTGACAGCGGTGAATGTTTTGATCTCGCGCGCACGTCTAAGAGCTTCCATACTAAAGTCTACGGAATCAAGGTAGCTTTCAGACATCACTGCCAGCGGAAGACTATGATTGTATGCGCACTTGTTGACGACGTTATGCTCGAGTGTGCGGGATCAAGATACACTAACGGTCGGATACTCGGTCTCAAGGATGCTTGTCCATCTGGCGATGACAGAGAGATGTTCGTTCGATTCCTGAGGTGTCTCACAATGAAAGACCTGCTCGTTTACTCCGACGAGGAACTTGTGCACAGATTCGTAGGCTACCAGAATCAAGTAGGTCTGATGAAACAGAAAACCATCGCACAGGTCACGAAGGAATTCCTTAGCACCGAGCTATACCAGCAACGGTCGACACTTATGCAACTTCTACTGAAGGCCAGTGAACACGAGTACCAGTACTTGGCATACCTACTGTATGACCTGCTAACTGCGGACTCAAATGGAAGCGTTGACACGCACGATCAAACAATGCTGTTCGATAGTCTGCCTTGGAACGTGAAGAAGTACTTCAGAGACGCTATGAAGCAAACAATCCATTATACCAACAACCTGTCCAGTCTAGACAACGCTAAAATCCCGTTGGAGCAGCAGATATGCCTGATGAAAGCAGACGAATCAGTGAAAGAGAAAGCAATGCTTAAACTCAAGGAGGTCAAGGCCAAGTCAGAGGACTCAGGGTCGAAGGCAAGACAGTATTTGGAGGGGCTACTCAAAATCCCGTTCGGCATATACCGTGACGAGCCAATACTCAGCGTCATGAAGGATGCAACCGCATCGTTCAACGCGCTCATTTCCAAGATGGGAGAGTCCGGAATGCCTCCCAAGGAATTCCCTCTCAAGGAGAACTACACGAGTATCGAGATGCGGAAGTACTGCGATATAATTGAGTCGGAGTATATCGACGCTGCGCGGGCTGCATTCGCTTGTGGCGTATGTGATAAGCTTGTAGACACTCGCCGGAACATGTTAATCTCTCATATATGCACCATCAACAACTATATCAAGTTCTCGTCACTTCAATACCCGAAGCTCCTTCACTCAGGAAAGAAGATCGACTACATGCGAGGTGCCATCCGCGAGTTCGTGACTGCACATCAATCCAAGCCCGAGGTTATCAAGGCCGCTGCTGAAGCGTGCGGGATCAAAGACTCAAGTGGCGACGTGATTCCGCTTGTTGGTTCGACTCTAACAGACATCAGATCTAGTGCAGACACTATCACGACGTATATGCAGAATGTGGGGGAAACTCTTGATGGTGCTGTACACGGTCATGTGAAAGCGAAGCGACAAGTCGAGCGCATCATAGGACAATGGATGAACGGCGATCGCAGTGGCTATTGCTTTGGTTTCGAGGGACCGCCTGGTGTAGGTAAAACATCGCTAGCAAAGAAAGGTATTGCTCACTGTCTGAAAGACAACGACGGTGATTCGCGTCCATTCGCGTTCATAGCCATCGGAGGGTCTTCTAACGGTAGCACACTCGACGGTCACAACTATACCTATGTAGGTTCTACTTGGGGAAGAATCGTCGACATCCTCATGGAGACGAAGTGCATGAATCCTATCATCTTCATAGACGAGCTTGACAAGGTTAGTAGAACAGAGCATGGAAGAGAGATCGTCGGCATCCTCACCCATCTGATCGACCCAACACAGAACGATTCCTTCCAAGACAAGTACTTCACTGGCATCGACATAGACCTGTCGAAGGCGCTTTTCATCTTCTCATACAACGATGTAGACGCGATTGACCGCATTTTGCTCGATCGTATTCATAGAGTGAAGTTCGATGCACTGTCGATGCAGGACAAGCTGATCATTACTAGGAAGTACCTATTTCCAGAGATATTCGGGAAGATGGGTCTGCTGGGCGTAATTGATATTAGCGACGATGTAGTGGAGTACATCGTAGAACAATATACGCGTGAACCGGGAGTGCGCAAATTGAAAGAACTACTGTTCGAGATAGTCGGTGAGATAAACCTAACAGTGCTCAAAAAGCAAGTAGATTACCCACTACCGATTGTCGTGACGAAAGACGATGTGAGATTGAAGTACCTCAAAGATAGGCACGAAGTTAAGCCGAAGATGATCCACTCCACTCCGAGCGTAGGTCTTATAAGTGGGCTATGGGCCAACTCACTTGGACAAGGTGGAGTGCTTCCAATTGAGGCCAGTTTGTATCCTTGCAGCTCGCTGTTCGACCTGAAGTTGACTGGTATGCAGGGAGACGTTATGAAAGAGAGCATGATGATGGCTAAGACTCTTGCGTGGAAGCTGGCATGCAGTCACACCGAACATCTTGCCTCCGAGTGGATCGAGCGGGCCGAGAAAACGAAGCTGCAAGGAATACACGTCCACGTTCCAGAAGGCGCTACGCCGAAGGATGGACCATCGGCTGGAACAGCGATCACAGTAGTGATGTATAGCCTCTTCACTAACAAACGGATCAAACATAGAGTAGCGATAACTGGTGAGATGAGCCTTCAAGGCAACGTAACAGCGATCGGAGGACTAGATCTGAAAATTCTAGGCGGAATTCGCGCAGGGGTTAAGACGTTCATCTTCCCTAGTGAGAACAAGAAGGACTTCGATGAGTTTATGGATAAGTACCACGACAAATCAGAGTTGGTGGGCGTTGACTTCATACAAGTCGACACCATATATGAGGTGTTGGACATCGTCTTCGAGGTTGACGAATAAAGCAATAATATATACCAGTAGTATATACTATGGCTGGCATTCAACTTACACCCTCAAACATAATGCGGCTCGCATCGTTGTTAGCACCTGTGCTGTTGGTGTTCTTCTTTGTGATGCTCTCGATGCTGAATCAGGACTTCAAAGGGCTTGTGTATGTCGCTGGCATTCTGCTGGCCACCGCACTCAATATTCCTCTGATGAACATGCAGAAGAGTCCTGTCTCTCCGGATGCGTCGCTCACTTGCAATCTTGTTGAAGTTCCTTTTCTAACCAACTACAACAGCCCAGCTGTCTCCAGTCTGATTATCGCGTTCACATTCGCGTACTTGTACCTCCCTATGCGCGCTAATGATCAGATGAACTACGCTATCGTTGCTGCGCTTGTATCGTTGTTTGCACTGGACGCAGTTACGAGGATAACTGGTAAATGCACTACTGTCGCAGGCACAGTATTAGGCGCCCTTGTTGGAACATTCTTCGGTGTTTGCTGGTACACCGTATTCCACGCCGCTGGAGCAGACTATTTGCTCTACTTCGATGAGCTTGATAGCAATAACGTCGTATGTGCGAGGCCATCAAAACAAACATTCAAATGTTCAGTATACAAAAACGGCCAGCTAATATCGAGCAACATCGCTTAGACGTTGAATGCACTTACGTTGTCCTTCACGAACTTCACTATACCTGCGACTGCGTTGCGTCTAGACATACTATACACCATCGCACGCTCATTACCCATACGCTGGTTCATCACGGCAGTGAAGTGATTAACCACCTCAACTAGTCTTGCTCTGCTATACATCTCATCGTGATCTTCTAGAGTCATGTGCCGACTGTGCAGTCTTTCATTCACTTTGTTATGGAACATCCACATCATTGTCGCTAAGTCTCTTGGCGTCTTGACGAGATCCTTACGAAGCGAAGCCATCGTCCGCTCTGCGTGTCCGCTACAGTCTTGACATGGAAGGTTAGCGCACACGTTGAGTATAACAGTTAGTAACGGGCCGACTAAATCCGTTCTCTCAGGCTTCAAGTTGTGTGAAAGTGTGTGGAATAGGTACCAGGTCGCTCGACCCCATTGCTCTTTCGACATGCTGTTTAAAATACATAAAGATAAATCGGAACAGAAACGTAAAATGGCCAACTACGTGGTAGAAGGAGGATTGAACTTGTGGGAACTGTTAGCGACGAATAATGTAACGGAGACGGAGCAGAGCGATGTATGCCTACTGACGGGAGAGAAGCTTGGTCCTAACCATGTCAGGATGCCGTGTAATCATATGTTCAACTACACTGGCCTTGTGAAAGAGCTAATCGCATTGCGTACGCCGAACCAATACTGCAGCTACAGGCTTCCTCCGAAGACACTGATCTGCCCCTACTGTCGCCAGGTAAGCGAAGGACTACTTCTGCACATAGATAGTGAGGCAGGGGATACGCCTATTAAAAACATAACTACGTGCACAGCGGCAAGAGCGATACCTCATCGCCAATGCGAGCACGTGTTCAAATCTGGTACCTCAAAAGGCAAGAACTGTCAGTCAAAACACGCATACTACTGCGATGGTGCAGTAATGTGTGTAAAGCATCATCGAGAGCTTGAGCGCGTATCTGCTGCGAAAAAAGCGAAAGCGAGGATTCAATCTGAGGCATCAGTCAAATGCTGTAAGCTTATGAGATGCAAGTGTGTGGACCTGCGCAAGTACTTAGCTGATCATACTGAAGAATCGCCTGCTGGAACGAAGCCAGCGCTAGCAATGCGCATATTCAACGTGATCGGTTCGGACGATCCTTCAATAATGAAAGCGGCAATTGGAAGTGATTAAGACCCCTATGTAGGTTCGTCTAAACAAATAAAATTTTGAACGTTTTTTTGAATCTATTTGTCGATGGGCAAAAATTGGACATGCCCATGTCCATGTCCAAATCCTGAAATGGCTTTCAAACTCTGAAAAAAAAGGTACGTTTATTTAGACAAGAGTAGGCAAAAGGCTAAAATTTTATTTTTTCGATGTAGGCAGTTTATGTAGGACTGAAAAAAGTGCACTAGAGGGCCATGGCCGAAAAAGGCTTAAGTGCATATTTTTTTGAGCATTTAGTGCATATAAATGCTCAAAAATGCTCATGAAAATTCGCCTGTAGGGGGCGATTTCAAGTTTTATTGCGAAATCTGCCACTATGGATGTAGTAGGAAGTTTTTGATGACCCAGCACGAGACAACAAAAAAGCATATTTCTGCATATATGCTCATGACCTCCGGGGTGCCTCATGCGGACTTACAAGTGTGTAGGTGCGGAAAGAGCTATAAGCACGTTCAAAGCTTTAATCGCCATGTTAAAGCCTGCACAGCCCCGGCAGTTGTCCCTTGTACAGCGGCGACCGCGCAGGTTCCGCCCGGCGCTCCAGTGGTAGATACCGTGAATGAGCAACAGCAGCCCGATGATGCAGGCACGGATGATCTATGTCGGATGATCTCGCAGTTGATTAGACAGAACAACAGCATCATTGTTGAGAACGGAGAGATGAGGCGCATAGTTCAGGAACTACTACCGAAGGTAGGAAGCAACAACACTACAGTTAATGCACAGTTCAATATCCAGATGTTCTTGAATGAGCAGTGCAAGGACGCTATAAATCTTACAGACTTCGTGCAGACATTGCAACTCGACTCGGCTGATTTGGATATAACTCGTGAGAACGGCTATGCTGATGGTATCGCTAGTATATTCGTGAGAGGAATGCGCCAACTTGACCTACATAAACGACCGATTCATTGCAGCGACCTCAAGAGAGAAGTGTTATACGTGAAGGATAACGACATTTGGGAGCGCGAAGGCGCGGAGCGTCCTAAGATAAGGCATGCTATTACGACAGTAGCCAAGAAACAGGTTGACGCAATCAAAGAATGGGAGGATAATCACCCGGACTGGAGGAAGACGGATAGCGGCACCAACGCGTACTGTGAGATGGTCCGCGAAGTTACTGCAGGAGGTGAAGGTGATCTTGATAATCGCATCATTCGAACGATTGCCAAGGAAGTCATTATCGAAAAACCAACGTAAGTGGTATAGAAAGTATAACTCTCGTATATACAATGGCCGAAAACAAAGAACAGCTTGTCAGTACCATAAAGGAATGGGTTACATTGGAGAGAGAGATGAAAGCGCTCAACCGCGAAATCAAGATACGGCGTGACCGTAAGAAGGAGTTAACCGTCGCACTAGTAGACACAATGCGACAGAACGATATAGATTGCTTCGATATTAGCGACGGCCGCTTGGTATACTCACGTAACAAGGTAATGGCACCATTGAGCAAGAAACATCTTCTAGATTGCCTGTCGAAGTACTTCGCTGACTCTCCACAAGACGAGCGGGACAAGTTGGCCGAGTTCATCTTGGAGAGCAGAGAAGTGAAAACCAAGGATAATGTGCGCCTTAAAGAAGGTAAGTAGGTCGTCTGAGCCGCCGAATAAAGTATGCTATAACTCTATATACGTATGCTAAGCACCAAGACAAAGGACAGTATACTTCGTCAGCTCGCGAAGACTCATACAATTCAATCTAAGAAGGATGAACACGTGAGCGATACAGATGATGAGGCTGTTCCTGTAGACGTGGATGGAGATGTATTAGGTCTTGCTGAGGGGCTACGCCGTATATCGGCTTATACATACTTGGGTGATGCATCTCTCGACGCCTCATTGCCTCAGACAGGCGCTGCACATCTAGTGCGGTACAGAGTTATCACTTCTGCGATACAACCTTTTCTTTCATTCGATATGGCTGCAGGCGAAGCAGAGGTATCGCTGCCCGTCGTGGACATGGCTACTGGTTCATGGAAGCCGGCTGATGGTGTCTATCAGGGTCACTACACATTCGAGGGGAATACATACATTTTCGTTGAGATGCAAGGAGATCATAACGTAAGTTTATATTCTGTCAACGATGCGATGATACCATGCACGGTAGACGACATATGTAACACGGGAAAAGTTTATAACATGTCGGTTAGTGCACAAACACGCGAGTTCTTCCTACGAAACGATCAGTTCATCCGCCTGGTCGATAACAATGGCGAACTGGTTGACGTGCCCGCTACTGGTTATTTCGGGTCGTATTGGAAGCGGATAGCTGTAACGGCCGCGCTTGGACCGTTCGTAATGACACCGTATGCGTCATTAGGCCCATACTACTACTTCAGCGAGTATTCGCGCGCGCTTCGCTTCGCTGTTGGTGACTGGTCAAAGGGTGAGATTGGAAGGAGCAGGTCTATGCGCCTAACCCGAGGCGATACGAACATCTTTACGAAGGGTGGAATTGTGAAGTTCGCTCTATTCCTTGGTAGAAGCAAAGTGTTGCTTAATCGAGACATAGACCCTGATGACGATGCCGAGTTCACGTCCGACTACGCTAAGCGTAGCGACTTCGTCAATGCTACGATGAAGATACGTGATAACGATGGTAAGTGGACGAAGGAATATGACTCCGCAATAACGACTGCCTATCCAGGCTTCGGCGAGCTAGATCAGGTCCAGGATCTCGACCCACAAGTCGTCTTGCGCAGCTATTCACAACAAGCACCAGTTTCATACGTCTACATCGATACAAGTGATGTAGAACCGACTGGCGACAGTTGGGCGAGATATACATACGACAGAGCGCGGCTGCTCTAGCTCACTCGTCGTCATCGCTGTCTTGGTGAGCGCCTGATTCCGGTTGCATAACCGCCGCCATCAAGGCGCGCTGCTGTGTGCGTTCTTGTTGCTTTGCCATCCATTTGTTGAGCACCTTCTGCTCTTTTGATTGCGTGCTTTTGTTGATATAGTCCTCGAGGTCGTCCGTAGATGTTGATGCATCACGCATAGCCTGTAACGCAGGTCGTGCTTCGGATCGTACGACACTAGGGTGCTTCGCGATTTGGCGCTGGATTAAGCTCATGACGGTCTGCCTACTCTCAGTTGTCGCATTGATTATGCTTCCAAACATGTTGCTATTCATAGTTTACTATTAGTGGCGACATATATTGGGATCGTTTACTGAAAAACTTTGTCAGTATCATATAACGGATGTCTATGCTAATCAAGATCGTATCTGCAGTGATTGTGGCTATTGGCACTGTGTATGTCGCAACCGCAGTCTTCCAGTTTCTTGGTGTAGGCGTTGAGACGTATGGTATCTACTTGATGTTTGTCGTAGCAATCGCAATACTGTATGCGCTATTACCTGAGAAAGCCGGTTTGCTGTTCTCAACACCAGTTATGCAGGTTCCTTCGGCACCAGTTATGCAGGTTCTTCCGGAACCAGCTATGCAGGTTCCTTCGGCACCACAACAGCCTTCGAATTGATAGCTCCCACTTCTTGAAGTAGCTATCAATCTGATTTCACGGTTTAGACATTATCGTCTCCTCTGTTTGCCATCTCCACAATAACATTCTCGCTGACAGCCTTCGAGTGCTTCTCTACGAAGTCTTTGACGAACTCCATCGCAACATCCCCATCCAACTCATCGCAGATTTCCTGGTTTGTTGGTAGTCGGTTTCTAGTCTCCTGGAACCGATGAATGATTGCCTCGATCTTGTCCTGTTTCTCTTTCACTGCAACCGCCTTGCGCGCGAGGCCAATCGCAGTCATCGTACTTGCCGCAGGCTTCATCGCCTCATGCTTAGCGCGATCATAAACAGTCTTACGTGTAGTCTCGATCGTGTCGCAGATCTCAGGTTTCTTAAGATCTACGTAGGCTCTTTGCCGCGCTGATAACGCGTCCAAGTCAATTGTTTCCAATTGGTTGACACCAGCAGCAAATGTATCGTTGAATGCCTTGATAATCTCATCAGAGATCGACGGGCTGGTCTCCATTAGCCGGTCGAATTCCTCCTTCGCATGCTTAAGTAACTGAATGACAGGCGTTCGTTCAACAGGTGACTTCGCAAGTTCAACCTTAGTG